GCATTATGGTGTCTCCCAATATATCCCAGTGTTGTCGATGCCGAACCAGCCCTCGGCAGCAGTGTCGTCGTGAATGGTTTTGATTTGTTTCTGGTTGTAGTCGCCAGTTGCGGGAACGACCGCACCAGACCTGCCGTTAAAGCTAGATACTGTATCCCCTACACTTGCGCCTTCTTCCCAGTTGCCAATCTCTGCTGGGTCTTCATTCGCATTCAGATAGAAGAGCTTGTCCACATCGGTACGAGTAACAATGTATAGGTTACTTATCTGAGGCAGTGCAAGCATTGCTGTTTCATCAGAGACAGCCTTCTTCTCCGCTGCTGCAACATTCGCATCCAATTTACCATCACCATCAATGGTCATTGTTGGCCCGACTTTTACCATGCCGTACTCAGTTGCACCAGCAGCAGGGAAATCCCGAATAGCACTAGCCGCAATACGATCAGAACCGGTTAGATTGCTAAGCTCTTGACCTACAACAGATGGATTACCAGCATGGAACATTGCGTAGTCTTCGTACGTTGTGTAGTAGTTCTTACGATACGGTAAAGATAGATTGCCTGATGATGGGCGCACTTTAACAATAGTCCCGTCATCTTTGGTAAGGGTTAGGCGGAATGTCTGATTAACACCAGCCCACAATGGATAGTTAAAGCGAAGCTCGAAAATCTGACCATCTACTAAATTCACTTCTCGGTAGAATGCTGCAACTTCTTTCCCCGTAGATTTAACAACACGCCATTTAACACGGCCTGAGAACGTCTCAGCTGGCATTAAATCCACACGATGAAAACAAATCTTTGCAGGACTGGTGAAATCGTAGTCGTAGTCGATGGAACCAGCACCAGCTGGGCTACCGTCTGGCTCATCTGTCTGTAAATCAGAGTGAACGCGCGCCTCTGTTCCGATTTGGGTTGAACCATCTACACTTATTCCACCCCATGGCGGGAAATACGCTATCTGAGAATCTTCATTAACCCAAACAACCTGCTCACCACCTGAGCCGTTATTGTGCAGTTCGCCAATGTGCAAGGAGCCTGTACCGGTAGCTATGCTAGTAGCAAGCCATGCGCCTTCCTCATCCTGCTCCATGATCATTTGATCATCTCTGAACAATTGCAGTTTACCGTTGGCCCCTACTTGGTATGAATACGGGTCAGGAATACCAGTTGCGGCACTAGCCGCTGAATAGCGAACACCATCCGGCGACCATGTAGCACCACCATCGGTAGACCATCGCCAATATTTATGCAGGGATGTGTTTAGTGTAGTTGTCCATCCAGTGGTACCATCTGCTGAATATTGAATAATGATAGGGTTTGCATCATTTCCGCTTGGGCCAATGACTACAGGTGTTACATCATCCCAAGTTCCGCCTAATTCGTCATACTGCTGCAATTGATTGGCAACTGAAACATAAAGACCATCAACCAGCTCAGATGGATTAGTTGTAAAATAATCATCTCGATCAATGGTGCTGGCAAAAAAAAGGCTGTCTTTGATTGATAGAGCACCACTACCACCGCCGCCACCAATACCAGCAACTGGGCCTATTCCTAATCTTTGTGGGCCTTTCATATTACCCCCTAACCTGACTATCAGACACTAAAGCCACGCCAGTACCACCAGCCCCAGAAACAGTAAATCTATACTCCTCAACATTGAACTGGAATAAAACCGATTCAGGGCTGCTAATATCAATCTCGCCGCCATCTATTGCCTCGAATTTATCCGAGCCTTTAGAGCGAGCTTCAATGGTCAAAGTGCCGACTGGGTTTGTAGTATTAGGGTTAACGCTAACCTGATGCGTGAAAGCGTGATTATGTCCGCCGATTCTCCCGACGGTATTTGAGCTGTATATTCCGTTCACGAGCGGAACTTGATAGATCGCCATGGAAATGCCTTTTAATGTGTGTGAAGGAACCTTCATGAGAAGGCAATAAGAAGGGCTTCATGAAGGTTTGGGTGATCACCCATGCTAGCGCCCTTCACAACACTAGCAAAAACATTATAACCAAAAATTATAGGTTATAAAACACACTACTACTCTGATTGCTCAGACTCTAGTTTTGCCAGTGTTAGCTCAAGTGTTTCAATCTTTGCGCGACCACCAGCTTTACCGCCAAGTGATTTGATTTTGTCGCGAAGCTCTCGCTCGTAATCACTCATAGGCTCACCATCTTCATTGTCCGCTTGTGCACCGATACCTTTAGGCTCTGAATCAATCGCTTCTTGGAGTGATTTGAACCAGCCATTAGCAATATGCAAACGAGCATTTGCAGGGCTTAATACCAGTACCTTATAGCTCTTGCCGCATTCTGTTTTCCATGCGCCATCTTCTGCAATTTTAAATACGTTTAACATTCCAACCTCTAAAGAAAAAAAGGGGGCGAACCCCCTTATATTAGATTAACAGACCAACTTGGTTAGGTAGCCACACTTCACAATCGAAGAACACTACCGCCTTCATGTACATGGTCTCGCCGTCTGGGTCGTACCAGAAAGTGAAACGCATAGGAAGGCCCTGCTCAGTAGTAGCATTAACCGTTTCAACGCCGCCAACTGGGTTATCAATCGGAAGATTGCCGGGGATGATCTTAATAGAATCCTGAGCAAAGAAGATTGAAGGGTTGCTGTTTTCGTTGTTAAGGAATGTTACTGCCGCCGTACCAGATGCGGTAGTTACCACACTGTTGCGGAATGGGCCGTCAACAATAATTGCTGGTGAAATAACCGCATTAGTACCATCGGTAACACTGAGGATGGTGAACGTCATTAGCTCGCCAGTGTCCTCACGTACTTCTGGGTTTAGTCGGTTAACACCTGCGATGGTGAACTTATCACCCGCTTTCAATCCAGCTGTAGACGAGAACGTCTTAGTCATTTGACGGTTGTCGATATAGTTATCGTTGCCATCTTTAGTTGCTACTGTGTGAACCTGAGATGTCGCAGTAGTAACACCTGCGGCAGTTTGAGCTGTCAATGTCTTACGGTAATCCGCTTTCATTGCCATATCGAAGCCGCCAACCTGATTGGGGATTACTGCTGACTTGTAGGCTGACTCAGGCATTCCACTGTATTGTGGGTTGTTGGCCAATCCGTCTGCCAAATCCTTGTAATGAGGCAAGGACAAGAAGATGTTCTTACGGAACATGGACAAGCCGTTATCCGCCATTAGCACTTCTGCTGCACTCAAGTCTGATTGGGTAGCGGTAGAGCCCGCTAGTGGCTGAACCATCTGAGCACGGGTAATTGCCTTGTCATAGCAATAGGTGTCGATAGCATTGCGGATTTCACGCGCAAAACCTCGAACAGCCATGGTACGCAAGCGAGGGTCTCGCATCTCTTTGGTACTGACTCGGGATTTAATGTTGAACGCTTTATTGCGACGAATTGGAATTAGGCGGTCAACCAAGTCCTGTACGTCTGAATTGTCCGATTGTGATTGAAAGCCATCAACAGCTTCAAAACGGAATTCCTCAGGTACATACTCAATATCACCTTGACGCTGACCTTCAACATCACCGAAGTCGAATACTGGTAACTGTTTAGTCCATGAGCCCATGATATCGGTTTCTTGAACTACCTCATCCACAAGAGTGTGGACGTCCTTAATTAATTGATTAGCCATTTAACTCTGCCTTTAATTGTTTGCGAGCTTCACTCAGTGCTTTGTAGTCCGCTGCGCTTCCGGTTTCTGCCCATTTAGCTTTGAGCTTTTCCACCTTTTGCGCGGTTGCATGTACAGCGCCCGAGCTTGTTAGCTCTGGTTCTGGTTTTGTGTCGATTTTTTGAGGCTGACGGATTTTCACCTTTTCAGCGGCCTCTTTCATAATGCGCGCTATTGCAGCATCATTAGGGGCAGTTTTGAGCTTTTCCTTCATAGCAGGGATTCGATCTAGCGCATAAATCGCCTTAGCGTAATCAATACCATGTAGGTGAGTTAGAGCAATCAAACCATTCTTAACACTGGCAGTATTTAACCCCATACCAGCAATCTCTTGATCAAAGCGTTTTTCCGCATCATCAAAATCGGGTAGGTGCTTTCGCATTTCCTCCCGCGTTTTGTATGCGTGAAATTCTTGCTCTTCATCAAGCACCATGCCGTTGGTTTGTGCCTGCTGTGCCTGCGGCTTGTTTTGTGGGTTTAATTCCGCTGCCTTTTTCTGATAGTTCTCCACCGCTTCTGCATAATCAACGGCGTCAACAAAATCAGACGGCAACGGCTTTTTACCCAGAGCGGCCTCAATAGCTAATTTCTCAGCTCTTGCTAGTCGCTCCTCAAGCTCTGCGCGCTTATTGCGCTCTTCCTCTAATTCAGCGTTTTTGCGCTTGCGCTTTTCACGCTCTTGTCTGAAAGCCGCTTTTAGTTGGCCTTCATCCATCCCATTAGGCTGTTCACTGTCGCCTTCATCCTCAATATAAACCTCAGATTGCTCGATGGTCTCGGGTTGTGGCTCACCCTCGATTACCTCTACATCAGCCGCCACAGCTTCAGTAGGTTTGGCATCCTCAATAAATACCTCAGACATATTTCCAGAATCCATGTGTTTTCCTCGTTTTCATGGCTAACGAATAACTACAGGTTATTAGCCCTGTAGAAGCTATGCGTGCATTTTATCACCAAAGATTATAAGTCCGCAAATTTTGGTAGTTTTTGCAAGTATTTATTGCGCTTTTGGTAGTTTTGGCCAATTACAAGAACGATCAACACCAAGATAATAGGCGGGCCTAAATCAACAAAGAAGGAAAAAAAATGGCTTCTAAAATCAAACGCGCTCTTTCCATGTTTGCCGCTCTTTTCATTGCATTCTGTTTTTATGTCTATTTCATAATGTCAGACGTAAACGGCTTCACTACTTTTGCATTCCTACTCTGGACGCTCATAACCGTATTGGTGTACAAAAGCCTTTGCTATGCGGTTGATATTTTTACATTTGCGCTTCGCGGTACCAGTACCGATAAAGCAGAATAAAAAAAGGGGGTATTAAACCCCCGTTCTCTCAGCTATCTTAATCACGTTATCAAGTTGCTGGCTGTCAATATCCTGTAATGTTTTGGATATATCAGCCTCATACCTAGCAGCCTGTGCCATAGCTTGAATGCGTTTGGTCTGGGCGTTCTCCGCATCTATCGCAATTTTTGCCCTATTATTCTGAGCATCAAGAATATCAGCCTGCGCCTTTTGCATTTCAGCCTGAGCTGCAAGCATCATCGGATTGTTCATTTGCGCCTGCTGTGCCGCCATTTGCATCTGCTGCATAATGCGCTGCGCATATTGACGTTCCTCATCAGTTTTGATGTCAGGGTCTACACCCTCCTGAATCATGATCTTGATCTCATTAAATCTCGCCATCTTGCGAATAACAGCCATGCCCTCACCAGTGGTGGCCTGTACTGCTGACATAAGCACTGCCTGCCCCATTGGGGTTGATGTGTCGGCGTATTGTAGAAGCTCTCTAGCTGCGGCTAATTCCGCCTCTTTGGTTGATTTATGAGACTCCCCGATCTTTATACTGACATCATAAAGACCACGGGCAGCATTCTTATATGGCCCAAAACCCTCATTAGTTAGGGCGTATTCCATTGTTTTTATCTGAGAATATGAGCCATCTGGGCCTTGGATGCGGATTTCTTTTGATCCAGAGAAGTACAGCCTTTGCGCGGCAGGAATCCATACTTTACATGCCGCTTTGATGGCCTGCATTGCATTCTGAAACAACGGTTGGAATGCATCATCTTGGCGGTCATTCATTTGACGAATGGCATCCGCCGCCGTATTGCTTGGCAGTGTGCTTTGTCCTACGCCGCCTTGCTCATCAATATTTCCATTAATGAATTGCAAAGCCGCCGCCATGCCTGAGCCAATCTGCGGGGGTGTGCTTCTACCTACCGGCCCAAAATGAATAGGGTTGCCGTTAGCATCCAGTATCGGGTCAGTTAGCAAGTACGGAGGATTGTCCAGCCCCTTGCGCTGGTGCATTTGTTTGAATCTATTGACCTGCTCTGGCGTGTATTCTGGTATTTCCACCTGAGGCTGGGCCAGTACTTCCATTAGCGCGCCAAATCCCATATTCAGGAAGCGCTGGTTATCGCGTTGCCGGCATACCTCACCGCAGTAGTATTCTGTTCCATTGATTACAGTGTGATAGCCGTATTGTGGGATAACAGGAATGGACTTGAACGGTGTGCGCTGAGGCTTGATCAAATACTTATCGCCGCTCATTAGCGCATATTCAACATATCGAACCTTGCGTCTGGTTATCTCGTATTCGTTCATCTCTTTTAGCATGGCAAGATCATCACGGGTCAGCTTATTGCCCATGGAGTCTTTAATTCCATCCCCACTTGTAACCACCAAACCGCCGCCGAAGTCATGCTCGATAATGGTTTTCTCTATTACCTCGTAATAGTGCGCAACATATACATCCTTGTTGCTATCGGTACACCATTGGAAAAAATCAAGGGATTCTGGGAAGGATGACAGGTCTACGCCGTATGTTTCCTCAGTGTCCTTTCGATTAACGCGGACTAAATGCCAAGCCTGTTTTGCGTCCTGCTTGTCTTTTCGAATAGCGCCAGCACTAAATACCACCGAACTGGGAGCAGAATAGATGGGCTCAATACACAAATACTGATTCTCAGGCTTTGGATTCTCATCATCTTCATACTTTGCAACAACCTTGAAAGCACCAAAACCGCCAAAGAATGCCTCATCCGCTGCATTATTCAGAGCCTCTAAACCGTCCGACATATTGAAGTCATTGCGCCACCTGCCTTGGAGAATATCCGCATCCTCATCAGTTGCTTCATTCGATGCGCTGGCAATCTTGGCATTCATCTCAAGGCGCTGGTACTGACCAAGAAGCCTGTTGACCATCTTGAATATTTTATTATTTTCTGGCTTTGGCTTGTTCTTGAACTGCTCCGCATCCGAACCTTTCCATTGAGCCCCCGCGATCTTTGCAAACTCAATATCTTCAAGACATGCTTTGTTGTTGTCGTAATTTCCCGCAATAGCATCATTAAAGTCTACGAGAATATCTTCAATATTTTTCATTTATTCACCAATAGTTAGAGGTCGATACCATTAGATGGCTAACGTCATCGAGTTGTTTTCGCTTGATGTGTATTCTCTCTGACATCATAACGCAGTCTGCAAGGTTAGGACTTGGCAGCTTGAACTTACTTCGCATTGTATCTTTTGTGTACAACTCAAACAAGCCGGAACCATTAGGCTTGATTGGTATCCGGCATAGCTCTGATCTTAATTTGCCAATGTGCTTTATGTCAGAGCTAAATGATATTAGGCGTTCTGGGTCTACCATTTTCCCTTCTGTCACAGCTTTAAACGTCCAATAAATCCTATCTCTCAGTGAGCCATAGCACTGTGCGCGCAAATTCCTGAATGTATCTTTGTTGGTTCTTTGCTTTTGCACATTCTCACCTATGGCTGGCTCATATATAGCGTCAGGCATGTCGGGGGATGATGCGCCATTGAATTGGTATACATTGATGTTCTTACCTTGCAGTGAATCATTAGCCTGGCGTTTAAGACCTGCACCCATTCCGCCAACATCATACTCAAACAAGTCAGCATTACTCTCTATTGCGTATCCTGACGCCCAATCCATCCCCTCATTGACGTCTAAATCCTCTCGTTCTTCCACTTGCTGGATGACATTACCAGAGCGCATACACACCGCCTTAGGGTCAGGGCCTTGATCTGATGGGTCGTGAGTAACCCTCCTAACCCCTAGCGCGCCAAATCCTAGCTTTTCGTGCGCATCTATACATGCATCGAACCATTCTGCCATTATTAGACCATTCGGTACTGAGTCATTAAACGCACCAAGCCAGATGTGATCATATAAAGCCCTAGGCAGGTTCTCATAATCCCATAGCCGCTCTTGGTCTAGCGAATCTGGAAACCATGGGTTATCAAGATAATTTAGCTTAATGATTAGATGTAATTCATCCTCATAGATTCCATCACGATCTATTTGCTCAAGGAATGGTTTTATAAACCGTTTAGAAAATGGGTCTTCACTAGATGCTGGGTTGGCAGTAAATACGATAGATCCGCCATCCTCCCGCATTGTTGGGGTGAGTAGCTTTAAGCTGTTTTCGGACGTTGCTTGTGCCTCCTCAACCCAGAACCGCTTAAAACCATCCATGGACTTGATACTATCGGGATTTCTAGCAAGACCCCTGAATTTAGCCTCAGCGCCATTATTGCTTTTAATTGAAGTATTGGTAAAAGAGAATCCATCTAGGCCAATCGCCTTAATCTGTCCAGCCAATAGGCTTTGAACTGAATCATCTATTGAATTCTGGAACTCACGGAAACATGCGGTTTTTATTCCGGAATCATGCATATCAACGACAATGATTTGCCCCTGCGATTGAGACTTACCAGAGCCGCGCCCCCCGATGATCACAATAAAACGCTTAGGTCTTGTTAGTACGGGCTCTAATTTAATTGGGATTCTTGCCAGTGGGTATTCATCTGTTTCAATCCACTCACCACCAGAACGCTTAATTGTCTTTACCAGCCTAGGGCCGTTCTCTGTTGGCTCATACAATCCAAAAGGCGTTGCTAACCCACTTCCGCTAGAACCAATTAATACCGATTCGATCTGCTCAATCTTCTTTAGAATTGCGTTCATCTAGCGCCTTCTCGATTGCCTCTAAGCGGTTTTTGATTGCTGTTATCTCGTCAATTTTGAGCATTTTGGCTATTGAGTCTATAAACATATTCGCAACATCGGGAGATATAAGCCCCATGCTTGCAGCCTCTAGAACTTGGCTTGCTTGCCTGTCCGGTGTTGCTGTTGAATTAAATTCAAACTCTACCCGCTCCATTGTGGGTTTGACGCTAGACCAGCCTTTGTCTGCTAAGACTTTTAACATCTGGCCCGAGTCTTTATCGTCTATATTGAATGCGCGCTTGGCTATATGGGAAAAAAACGCTTCTTCCGCTTGGTCTCTTGTAGGCTCTCCATGAAGCTCTAATAGCTCTTTTATTGATTCGCTACGGATAGCATCAAGAATTCTGTTTTTATTGCTCTTGCCCCTTGGTGGGAGGTTCTCACCCTTTTTTAGGCTTGTTTGGTTCTTTGCCATGACTTTGCCTTATTTGGCCCATTTTTAACTATGTTGAACTCAAAAAAAAGGCTTATAGCCTTTAGGTGCCTCAGTACTCGTCAAAGGAGGTTTTGGGCCTGAGGCGCACCCAAAGTCATGTATTTTTAATATCGTTTCTGATTTGAATGTATTTATGAACTATCATCATGCTAGTTAGGATTATGCCAAGCGCGCCACCTACAACAGTTATATATTCCGGCAAAATCTGCATTAGATTATGATCAATTGCCATGGCTGTGGTGCCAGTACCAACAATTCCCTGAACCTTGGGGTTACTTATTATTGCCTCTACTGTTTCTTGATTTTCGATACGCATAATTACCCCACACCACCATGAGAGCGGCCATTAGCATCAGAGTGAATAGAAATGCCCCCACCGCCAAGCTCATAATCCATATCTGTTTTGGTTAAAATCATTAGTCTTGCGAATTCTATCACAAATAAAACTAATGCTATTAGGTTATATGCTGTGGGTTGCCATTCAGCGTGATAGATGCCCCATCCCAAAAAATGAGTTGCAACATAGCCTAGGCCGATTGCTTGTATATCGCGGGTTAGCGGGGTTTGCTTGATGAACTCTAAGACTGAGATAACTATTAGACTGGATAATGCTGCTGTACCGTAGTACATGAAATCCGTAGCATTATCGAATAGGATAAAATGTGCCAGCGTAGGCAATAGGGCAATGGCGCAAACCATTACCCTATGCCAGTTTTTGTTAAATGCACTGAATACCAGCGCAACAAAAATTAGACCTGAACTAAGCATTTGCCTTTTTCACTTTTCCTGAACCGCCAGCACCTGCGATCTGGACATCACCTTTCTTGGTTGTTTTTTTGGTCTTTGTTTTCTTTGCTTTCGTTGGCATAAATACACCTATTGAGTTAATTTTTTGGTCTAACAATAGCATTTTAACATTTTAATCCGCTATAAAAAAGACTAGGCAAATCCTAGCAGTACCATCCAGCCATGAACCCATGCTATAGGGAATAACAAAGCTCCCGCAATCAAGAAGCCCCACGCCCCAGTTGATAGGCACACAACAATATGCGTCACCCATCCTATAATGATTGAAATCCCAAATAAGGTGGTAAATAAATTAGACATTAACAATCTCCCCTGTTTTCTTTGTTTATCTTTCCTGCGATCTTCCTAGAAACGTGCTTAGCTTCAATACACCGCCCTGATTCTAGTATCCCGTTTAAGCTTACAATCTGAGCCTCAAGCGCATGAATTTTTGCGGCCTGCGCGCTT